ATGCGCTATCTGAAGGAGCGCAGCGGCAACTGGCATTATGTCCGCCGCGTGCCGGCCCATGTCGCCTTTCTCGACGATCGCGGCACCATTCAGATCTCCCTCAAAACCCGATCTCTCGACGTGGCGAAGCTTCGCCGGGATGCGCATGAGCGTGCCGACGATCTCTACTGGCAGGGGCTTGCGGCCGGCGACGGGGCGCAAGGCGCGGTCGCGTCCTATGAAGCTGCGCGATCGCGTGCGCGCGTGCTTGGGTTCGAATACAAGGCGGCGGCCGATCTCGCGGCCTCGGCACCGATCGAGGAGCTGTTGCGCCGGCTGGATGTGAGCCTCAAGGGCAATGAGCGCGACCTGGATGCCGCAACGGGGCAGGCGGAGGAGCCGAAGCTTTCGGTAACGAAGGCGATGACGTTCTACCTGGAGACTATCGCGATCGGCGAGACAAAGGGCATGAGCGAGAACCAGGTCCGCAAGCGCGAGGAGAAGAAAAAGGCGGCGGCCGCGAAGTTCGTTGAGATCGTCGGCCATGACGGGCCGCTGCTCGACGTCACCCGGTCGGACGCGGTCAAGTATCACAAGTGGTGGATGGAACGCGTGCTCGGCAAGGACGGGCAGAAGAAGACCTCCGGCAACACGGCCAACCGGTCGTTCGGCAGCATGCGCAAGCTTTTTCGCGAATATGCCAGCTATCTCCACCTCGAGCTGAAGAATCCGTTCGACGGACTGACCTTCCCCGATCGCAAATCGCAGAAGCGCGTGGTGCCGCCCTTCGAGGTGGAATTCATTCGCGACCGGATCCTGGCGGTCGGGGCGCATGAGGGCCTAAACCGCGAAGCGCTCGCGATCATGCTGGTGCTCGTCGAGACGGGCGCCAGGCCGTCCGAGATCTGCAACCTGCCGCCGGAGCGCATCCATCTCAAGGCCAACGTGCCTTACATCACCGTCGACTATCAGGAGGAGCGCGTCATCAAGACGGAATCGTCGACGCGCGATATCCCGCTGATGGGCGTGGCGCTGGCCACGATGCGGAAGTTCCCGAACGGCTTTCCCCGCTACCGCGACAAGGAAGACACGCTTTCCGCCACGCTGATGAAGCACCTTAGGGCGAAGAAGCTCCTGCCGACGCCGGCGCACAAGGTCTATTCCTTCCGCCATTCCTTCGAAAAGCGCATGCTCGAGGCGGGGCTCGATTACGAGTTTCGGAAGGCCGCGCTCGGCCATACTGTCGATCGCGAGAAATACGGCGACGGCGGCTCTATGGCCTGGCGGCTCGAGCAGTTGCAGAAGATCGAGCTTCCGTTCGATCAGCGGATTGTGCCCTGACCCGGGCTTTCGCCGCGGCAAGCCGATCCTGCCTTCCGAGGGCCTTTTCGCGCTCGGCCTCGAGCCGATCGAAGAGCAGCCATAGCTTTTCTGCCTTGTGCGGATAGCGCTCGATCAGCTCGGCGCATTGTGCGAGGCCGATGTCGATGTTCTCGACTGTCGGGGCGTAACTGCGGGTCATGTGCGCGCTGCCTCCACCTCTTCGCAGGTAAAGGCCGGCCCGCCGTTGTGGCCGATCATTCCGCGCTTCGCCTGCTCGCGGCGTTTGGCGTTTTCCTTGCGGGTCACCATTTCGACGTGGCCTCTGTGCGGCCGGACGCAAAGGCGATTGCGGCAGGCGTGGTCGAGTTCTTTTTTCCCAGGGATGTAGCCGTGCTCGTTGGTCCACATGGCGATGTGGACGGCGACGGTCTGTCCGTCGAGGGACATGCGCGGATAGCCTTTGCCGCGACCGTTCTTTCCGGAGTCCGGACCGGTCCAGATCCAGCAGCCGGTAACGGGGTCGAACTCGACCCGCCCCATGATCTTCGCTCTGATGCGATCGCGCCGGCTGCTCATCCGCGGCGCCTCCAGGCGTCGAAATGGTTGCGCAGCTGCTGCCAGCGGGTGGCTGCTGCCGGATCAGTGTTGAGCTCGGCGCGCGAGCGGATCTTGAGTAGGAAGCGCACCTTGTTGGCGGCGCGATCGTCGGTCAGCGGGCGCTCGAGGCTGTGGCACTCCTCAAGGAATTTCTTGAAGGCCGGATCTGCGCAGAGGATCGCGCAATTGGCGGCGAAATCCTTGTCGGCATCCTTCTTCTGCCTGCCGCTACGGGTCTCTTGCTGCGTGGCGGGGGTTTTGCCGCGCAACTGGCGGAAGCGCTCGGCGAGCCTGGTGTAGGCGTCGAGCAGCCATGTGAGGTCGCTGACTGCATTGAGGACAAGCTCGCTATCGGCGAAGGGTGYGCCGGCCGGGATTTTCGCAATCGTGGCGTTGCCATCCTTACCGCCGGCCGTCAGCACGAAGCCGTCGCCGGCGGCGGCAAAGCCCCAATCGGGCGATGCGAGCGCGACGCGGTTGCGGATCGCGTCCAGGCGCCTTTGCTGCGGGCTGCCCTCTGGGTGGTTCATCGGCCGGCCTCGTCGCAAATCGGGCCGTTAGCGATTTCCAGCAGCACATCGGCGTGGCACGGCGCGCCTGGCTTGCACCAGCAGGCGAGGTTCTTGCCTCGCAGTTCACGTCTGACGTCCTCGACGGAAAAATTCAGGATGCCACCACGAAGATCACGGGCGAAGGCTCTGACAGCGCCTTCATGCCCGTGTGTAGTGACAAGGTTAGGGTTGCCCCACTTGCCCGGCCTGGCGACGTTGACGGCCGGCAGGCCATTGGTGGCGAGCGAGCGTGCCTGCAAGTCGAAGCCCTTGCGGCGGGAAAGCTGAAGGCGCACGGGTTTTTTCATCGGCGCGTCACCCGATAGAGATGCGTCGCGTATGCGCCGACGGCCTTCCAGTAGACGGCCATCGGCCCCTTGTTTCGGCGCCAGCTCTCTTGCGCTCTGGCGCGCGCATCAACCGAAAGTTCCCTCAATACGGCGGCAAGGGCGTCCCTTGCTTCCGGCGGCAACGCTGCGATGCGCTGCGATGCCGGAAGCGCCAGCACGGGATTTCTGACGGCGGGATTCGACGAGCGATCGCTCATTGCCGCCGCACTCCCGTAGCCGCCATCGCGTCGCCATTCGCCTTGATCTCATCCGCGATGCGGAAGGCTTCCGGCAGGAACGCGCGGACTGTGCGGATCAGCAGTTTCCGCGAATTCGTGCGGGCCGTGAACGCGCGCATCATACAGGCGAGCGCGACCGTCATCGCGACCATGGCTGCCCGCAATTGATCCAACTCACTCAGTTGCTTGTAGCTGTCCGAGTGCATCGACTGCTCGACAACGGTCAGGATCTGAACGCGCATCGCTTCGATCGTTGCGTCGAAAGGGTCGTTCGGGTCGAAAGGTCCACGCTCGATCACCGCCGCACCTCCGGGAAGCCGTTGTGTTCGATGCCGTCGAGAAGGCGGCCGGCGGCTTTCTTGCTGACCGGAAGCATGGCAATCATCCGGCCGGGCTCGTAAGCGAACCTTTTAAATTCGCCATTCGGGGCGGCGATGAAGGTGCCGTCCCAGTCGCCGGCTAACTCGGTTCCGTCGTGGATGGTGATGTCGACCGGCTTGTGTTGGCCCCATTGCTTGAACAGGAACGGCACACCTGCCGCAGTGCACTGGTCGCGCAGCGCGCGGGCCCAGTCGGGATGCATCGGCCGGGCGTCGGCGCCGCTCTCGCCGCCGGCGACGACCCAGTCGAGTTTCGGGTCTGGCTGCCTAAAGATACCCGTTATGCTCTGTTCGCCATCAGAAGCGAGACCTGTGAGCGCATCGAAATGAAGCCGGCAGCCATCGCGCTCGCCGTCATCAACCCAGGTCAGGTCGACAGGCCCCAGCAGCGGCTCGGCGCTGATCCAGCGGATGGCGGCAGGCGTGTCGAGCAGGAGCGGGATGCGCTCGTCGGCGCTCTTCTGATCCTCGACCGAGACGCCAAGCCAGACGTTCGGCAGGGGCAGGTGCGGCCAGCGGCCGGGGGACGGGATGTCGAATTCGAACTGCACTTGCGTGGCGACAAGACGATGCTCCAGCAGTTTGCCGGTCAGATAGTCCCGCATCCGATCCGGCCGCTTCGTCAGCACCTGGAAGGTGTGCTGCGGGCAGAGCGGCATGATGGCGAACACCTGGTCGATCCACTCGTCAGGCACGCCCTCAGCGAAGAGATCGCCATGGGCGCAGACGAAGATCATCCGCGGCTTCGTCCACTTGAGCGGCTGGTCGAGCCATTCGCGGTTGAAGCGCATCTCGCCGGTCCAGACCGGGTTGCCTTTCTTTGATCCCTGTCGGGCTCCGCCCTCCACGCCTCTTGCCTTCGTGTCCTTCGTCAGGCCCTTGCGGCTCGGATGGTTTTTCAGCCGCGTGCCGGCGAGCTTCATCGCGTAGCAGTTTGTGCAGCCCGGCGAGACGACGGCGCAGCCGGTGATCGGGTTCCAGGTGGCGTCGGTCCATTCGATCTTGGTGTTGTCAGCCATGGGTGACGACCTCCGGCATAGGCCTGTCGCCTTGAAGTACGATCAGCTCGGCGAGCCCGCGAAGATAGTCGTTGCCATAGGTGCTGCGGCCATAGTCTGCCGCAACTTGCACCAGTACCGAACAGCATTCATCGATTTCCATTCCGCGCATCTGCGCTGCAAGGATCGCGTCGGAAACAGCATTCGCGAGATCGGTGAAGTTCGGGCCTCGGCCCAGCGAGTATTCAGCCATCGGCCTTCTCCCGGATAACCTTGATCTTGCGAACGGCGCCGTCGGGGAGGCTGCGGCGGGTGGTGGCGAGCTGGCGGGCTTCGCTGCTGTTCCTGGCGCGGACGTCGATCGGCTCGACGAGGGGATCGTGGAAGTGGACGCGGAAGGGGAGGATCTCGGACATGGCGATGCTCTCTGCTGCCTTGTTGAATGCCGCGATCGCGGCGCGGTGCGGGGTGCCGATGCTCATGGTGCGGCGCTCCAGTGGCGGAAGATGCGGAGCTGCTCTTCCAGGATGATCAGCGGCAGTTGATAGGGCGCGAACCAGAGGGAGGAGAGGAGGATGATCGGCATCTAACGAGCCTCTGCCTTAGCGGCGGCGCGGTCCAGGCGCTCGATCTCGGCGACGATCAGGGCGGCGGCTTTTACGAGCATCCGGCGCGGGTCCGCCGGTTTCCACCATTCACTATCCCAAGGCCAGAATAGGGGAAAAGCGCCGGTCCGGATTACAGCCTCTCGATGGGTCTCCGTCGTGGTTGAATGGTGCGCGTAACACGCCGCCGCTTTGGCCAACTCCCCTTTGGTGTGGCCGTCATCGTGCTCCGCCGTCCATCCTTCGCCTTCGATCTGGCGCCGGCGCTCGGCGATGACGTCTTCGATCGCTTTTGTCTGTCTCGCCGCAAGCGCGGCCTCCGCCGCCTTCAGCCGCTCCAGATCGGCCTTGTGACAGGCGATGGATTCTTCGAAGAGGTTGTAGAGATCGCCGACGATCTCGGCGGGGTCCTCGGCCGGCGACCAGCCTTCGATCAGGCTGACGGGCGACGTAACGGCGTCGATGGCCTCCATCAGCGACGAGCCGACCTTGGCCATGTCGATCAGCTCCTCGACGGTCGTGAGGCCTGTCAGCGCCAGAGCGTCTTTCAAAGGGTCGCTCATCGCTCAAGCCCTCCCGGACTGCAGCGATTGGCCTTCAAAGCGAGCGGTGATTTCCTTGAGTGCAGCGACGATATCGCTGCGATCGGCATTCGAGACGTAATTGATGCGGTTGCCGGCTTCGCCGTCGAACGGGAAGATGAGCACCACGAAGCAGTTCTTCTTCGGCCGCTGCTGACCGTTCAGGGTCTCGTCGAGCGCCTGGGCGATCGTCTTCATGACTTCGACGGTTTCTACGCGCTTGGAACTGCTCACAGGCCTCCCTCCTTCGCGCTTCGCGCTTCGGAGGGCGCGGCCATCGCCTTGACGTGCATGGTGACGCGCGGAACCGAGATCGGGCGGACGTCATAGCCGCCGGTCTCGCGCGCGGCCTTGGTGAAGATGACGGTCCGCCGATCGTCCTCGCGGATGCCGCGATGCGCTGCGGCGCTCCAGCCCCAGCGGCGCTCGGCGACATAGTCTCGCATGACGAATTCTGCGACGCCGAAAGCGGCCGCCAGGCGCGTGATCGTCATGCCGGCCAGATAGCCGTCGCGCACGGCCGGTTCCTTGAGGAGTGCCTGCGAGGTGGCAAGGCCGGTGGCCGGACGATGGTTGCGGACGCTGTGCAGGTTGGCGGTCATAGTGCGACCTCCGTTGCCAGCAGCGAAGGGTGAAGCACGGCCATGCCGGCGGCCGGGTCACGCTCCGGCTTGCGCTCGAAATAGGCGTGGGCGGATTCGGCAAGCGTGAGGCAGGCGATCTCCTCGACGGGACGCCCGTATTCCTCGGCCACGGCGCGCATGCGCGCCTCGGTCGCCTGGTCGAGCATGATGGTGATGTGTGACATGGAAATCCTTTCTATGTCCTCACGCGCTGGTCGCGCTCCGGACGGGGCGCGGCATCAGCCGCGACGGGCTCTGCCCTTGCGGCCTTCGGCCGATCGGGGCGGTTGGGCTGGACGAAAAGGTCGAACCAGAGATCCTGCAGGCGCTCGCGATCGACGCGGTGCATTGCTGCAATGTCGACGAACAGGCGGTCCGGCGTGGCGTAGCAGTCGAGCAGGGCGGAGCGCTCGGCGACGGTGAGGTCGTGGGCGCGCAGCGTGGCGATCGGGATGGCGGCGGCCGATAGAGCGCGCTCCAGGCGCGATGCGGCGTTGTGGCCGACGGGGAAGGGGAGCGGGGCGGGCATCATACCCGCGCCTCCGAGGCGAACTGCCATTCCTTGCGCAACGCCGTTTCAGTGGCGAGCGCTGCGCCCATGAGGAGCGCGATCGAAAGCGCGAGGATGGCGCAGGCGAGAAAAAAGCGGCTGGGGCTCGCCTCGAGGCGCGCCTTGTTGTGGCCGATGAAATGGAGGCATGCGGCGGGCTGTCTCATGGGCGTTGCTCCAGTTTCGGCGGCGCTTTACGCGGCGATGCGTCTGCGGATCTCGGCGAGGGTGGATTTGAGCGCGGCGCTTTCCTCGACGAGCCGGCTGGCGGCGGAGGCGGGCTCCTGCTCGAAGAACTGGCCGATGACGTCGTTCGGCGTGATGCCGAGCGTCTTGCAGATGAGGATCAGGGCCGAGGTGGAAACGCGGTTCGTGCCCTTCTCGTATTTCTGCATCTGCTGGAAGGTGACGCCGACGGCGCTGGCGAGATCGGTCTGAGACAGGCCCTGCGCCTGGCGGAAATGGCGGATGCGCTGGCCGATCCTGATATCGGTTTCGGCGGTGTTGTCCTTGAGGGAGCCTCTGCTCATCGGGTTCTCCGTTATGGCTGGAGGAGGAGAAGGAAAGCCAGGTGAAGCGGTAGCGTGAGGATGGCGGCGGCGAGCGCGCCGCAGACAAGCCACAGGGGAAGCGACTTGCCGCGGCGCGCTCTCTTCGCCATGGCGTCACGCCGCTTTCGCCTTGGCGGTGGCAAGCTCGGTGGCACGCTGGCCGAAGAGCGCGATCTGGCGCTCGGTGAAGCCTTCGCGGATCAGGTCTTCATCGGTGCAGCCGTCGCCGATCGAGCGCATGGCCTCGGCCATTTCGATGATCTTGTTTCGGGTGTTGATTCCGCCGTTCGGTTGCATGTGCGTCTCCGGGTTGGGGTGGACCCTCCCCTATTGGCGGCGCGGAGACGCTGAACCTGTTTTCCGCGCCGCCTCTTTGCGGAGGAGGACGAACGCGAATATATACGCATACGCATAATCCACAATAGCAAAAATACGCATACGAATATTTTTTGCTACTTGGCGGAGGTGCCGGCGGCGGTAGAATGCGCCGCTAAGTCGATCAACCGAGGGGATGCCTAATGTCAGCGGTGACGGAATTCGTGATTGTGCCGCCGGAAGATATGCGTGAGAGCATACTGGCGGCCGCCGATCGCCTGAAGGCGTGGCTCTCCGGCCGGTTCCCTGGCTACCGGTTTCGCATCGAGACACGACCGCCGCTCGCCGGCGAGACGTTCCAGGTTATCCCAATCATGAATGCTGGCTCAAATGGGGATGCAATCCGCATGGCTGAGGCGCCGGCGCCGGATTTGCTTGCTGCGATAAGGGAGGCCTGTCGGGGGTTCCAGCCCGGTCGGCCCGATGCCTAGTACTTCGTCCATTCCTCGCGGGGGATGCGGAAACGGTAGGGTGCAGCCCATTCGACCACGACGTCTTCGATATCGGCCGCGTTGGAGCTGGTGAGGGTGAAGAAGCCGGGCGCAGATCCGCGCTTGATTTTCTTGATGAACATGCGGCCGTCCGCCAGGCGAACAAGACACATCCTGCCAATGAGATCGGCTGGCGGCCGGCCTTCCTTGTGATAGCCGATCAGATCGCCGTCCTCGAAGATAGGCATCTGTGATTCGCCGCGCACGATGACGGCGCCCGTCCCTTCAGGAATCGGAAAATCCACCTCGACGGTGTCGAGTCCGTCATGCTCCGCATCGTTATAGGGCATCACCTCCGCCCCTGCGCCTACATACCCGAAGATACTCACTTTTTGCGTCCAGCCAGTCTCCCAGCCGGTCTCGGACAGGTCGAAGTCGAGATTGTGCTCATCGGCGAAAGCCTTGAGCTTCGCGATGTGCTCAAACTCTGGTTTTGCTCCAGTTTCCCATCGGGACACGGTTGGTTGCGTCGTGCCGAGAGCATCGGCAAACGCGTGTTGTGTCATGCCTGCGAGCGTGCGCAGGCGGCGGATCGCAACCTTCAACTCCATTCGCCAGCGCATATCAAGACCCCCCTTAAAAACAAAATACACCAACGCATATCCCTTTACAGTCGCCTATACGTATGCGTATAAATGCGCCATGAGTGTTATCGCGCACATCCGCAAGAACATCTTCGTAGCTAATCAGGGTGAGTTCGCCTCAATCGTCGGCGTCACTCAGCCCACGGTTTCGCGCTGGGAGAGAGGGGCCGAGGATTCGATGACGCTGGAGCAAATGGCCCGCATTCGGGCAGCTGCTGAGAAGCGCGGCATTCAATGGAACGATCGCTGGTTCTTCGAGCCGCCGATCGCGGAGTGCGCACAATGAGTGATTCGATGTTCCCCGAGCAAGGCGCTGGACGTGTGGGTTATCTCCTCCCGCTTGCGCGTCTTGCCGCCTCGCAGGGATGCGCCAGGCCTCGGCGCATCCCTGCTTTTGTTTTTCAACATCAAGGGAGAGTTTCATGCAGGACATTGCAACAACGCTGCGCGAGCGTGGCAGGGTCACGGGCGCGAGTTCCGGACTCGTTTCGCTCGGAAAAGCATTTCGGCGGCTTAGTGAGCGGAGAGCAAGGGAGCGCAAGCGCGCGCAATATCTCTCCGATCGCGAGCGTCTCCGAGAGCTTGGCGGAAGGCCGCGAAGCGAAGCGGAGGAGCGCGAATTCAGAGCGCTTCTTCGCGATCCGCATTTGCCGCCCGCCGCATATTTCGAGAAACGGCTGTGGGAGAAGTCCCGCCTTGCCGCACTCACTTCGGGTCTTTGAAAATTTCGACTTCCTCGTCTACGCGGATTTCGAAGTACTCGCACGTGTCGTAGGCCGCATCGCGACTGTCGCGTGCCGGGTCGGTATCTTTCCTTGCGGCCTCGTCCTCGGCGTAGCGGGCGAATTGCGCCATCCGCGTGATGGCATAGTCGCGATGGCTTTCCGGCAGCAGGGCTATAACCACGTTCAGCAGGAATTGAAGGCTTTCGATCTTGCCGTTGAGGTAGGCAATCGTCATGTCCCGTTCGTCCGTCATCGCCGCATCTCCATGGTTGTGTTTTGGCGACTCCACCGGAGCATGTGGCGGTGCTGGCGGCAAGCACGCCGGGGAGCTTTTCCCCGGCGTGCACAGCGGCTGACTGCTTATCCATGTGGACCCCCGTAGTTTTTCTGCCCCGCCCTTAAGTGTCGCGCTTCGCGCTCACTGTCGGGGACCCCTGATGGGCTGACTTCGCATCTTCCGAACCCTTCCCGCCACGGGAAAACCCCGCCGGATTTCCCGGCGCGGGAATGGTTTTTTCTTTGTCTGGAGAAGCACTTATGTCCGACGCATTCCTCTACCGCGTGAAAGCTGCGCAGCGCGACCTGATCGAGCGTTGCGGCGGCATCGAGCGCGCCGTTTCGATCACCGGCTTTTCGAAGAGCCAGGTGGGCCGCTGGAACAACCCGAACGACCCGGACCTGATGCCGATCGGCGCCGTGCGTGCGCTCGAGGCTGATTGCTGCCAGCCGCTGATCACCGCCGTGATGGCGGAGGCGGGCGGCCGTCGGCTTTCGGACCCTGAAGCCGAGCGCCAGTCGGATGTGAACGTGCTGACCGCGCATGCGGAAGTGATGCGGCTCTTCGGAGAGCTCGCGAATTCGGTCGCGATGGCGATCGCCGACGGTCACTTCACCCCGAGCGAGGCAACGGCGGTCGATCGCGTCGCCTCCAACCTGGAGCGGGCGATGTCGGATCTGCGCGCCATGGCGGCCGTCGTCAAGGCCCGCGGCGGCATGCCGGCAGCGCTGCGGGTGGTGGAGTGATGGTGGCCGCGACGGACTGCAAACCGACAGACCCGGTCGAGGCGGTGATGCTGATTTGCCGGATGCTTCCGGGCAACCGGCAGGAGGCCTCGGACGCGGCAATGGTCATCTGCGCCATGGCGGCGATCTCGGCGGGTCTGGATGACGAGACGGCGATCGGCGGTTTGCGCGCCGCGCTCGAATCGCTTCGCGGATCGGCATTCCCGGCAACCGGCGGGGTGGCGCACTGATGGGTATCGGTGGGCTCCAGGCGCATCGTTGCTGGACGGCCGAAGGGCCGATCGGGCCGCGCTGCATCGCTTTCCTGCGCCGGGTGCGCGCGGCAGGCGTTCACTACACGATCATGAACAATGCGGACCGGGCGGTGCTGGACAAGGCGCTTTCCGCCGGCTTCGTCGCGCGCGTCGGCAAGAGCCGTGAGGACGTGCGGCTGACGGCGGCAGGTGCTGCCTTTCTCGATCGGCTGGCGAGGGTGGAGTGATGGTCTCGCTGGCGCGTCAGATTCTCATCGAGCAGGTGCTCACGCTTTGGCGCGAAAGCCAGCGCGACACGCATTCGATCGCGGCGGAGCTCGGGATCGACGAGCGGGAAGTCTGCGAAATCATCGAGCAATCGGAAGGGAGAAGGCCGTGAGGGCTGGGTGCGCGATCGGCTGTTCGAACGGGGAAAATCATCATGGCTTTTGAAGAAATCGAGATCCTCACTGCCAGCAAGACGGCGTCCCACACCGGGGTCAGCGTCGGGCTGGTGAAGATTCGCAACGGCAAGGCGCTGCTGAAGATCAACTTTCGGCCGCATGTCTTCGAAGAGATGGGGTTTGCGGAGAGCGACCATTTCGTGCCGATGCTCGGTACCGGCGAAGATTACGGCATGATCCGCCTGCAGAAGAACAAGGGCGGAAAGGTACGGGCGAAGCTTCGCGAGGCCTCCCACGGTGCGCGCTACTTCTGCGTCAATCTCGGCCAGCGGCCGGAATTCGTCGATCGGGCCGAAAAGGCCGTGCCCTGCCAGTGGGAAAAGATCGACCTTGCCACGATCGAGATCGTGCTGCCTGCCTGGGTGGACGAGACGAACCCCTCGAAACCGAAGCGGATTGCTGCCGAGCCGCCGACTGTGGCCGCCGGGCGTCGCGAAGCCGAACGCATGCGTGCCGAGGCTCAGGCGGCGGTGCGCCGGCGGGAGGAAAGCGAGCTGCGGCAGGTGCAATCGGAGATGCGCAAGGTGGTCGCCGACGCGCTCAAGGATGTTCCCGAATTTCACCCGAAGCTGGGGCTTACCGTCGCCGAGGCTGATGTCCTCGGCGTCCTCGCCAGCCGGCACGGGAAGCTGGTTTCGCGGGATTCCCTGATGACGCTGATCTACGGCGCTAACGCCGATGAGCTGCCCGACGACAAGATCATCGACGTCTGGATTTCGAAAATCCGGCCGAAGCTTCCGATCTCGGTGTCGATCGAGACTGTCCACGGTCAGGGCTGGCGGCTGAAGGGCGATGTCAAGCAGCTCTATGCGGTGGTGGCGGCATGATGGGCGCAGAGCTTCCGAGGCAGCTCGGGAACCGGGCGCGCGGCATCGTCGACGCGGCATTGAAGGCCGGCTCTTTCCGTGCGGAGGTGCCGGCCGATGTCGTCTCCTGCCGTAATCTCAACGGGCGCCAGCTGCTCTCGCGTGATCCCAAGGATGGCGCGCTCTGGTATCCGACCGAGAAACTGCGCGGGCTTGCGGGCGTGGAAGAGCCGCTCACCAACCAGGTGGGTGGGGATTTGTCGCCGGCGGCGGAGGCCTCCGACCTGGTCGTGGCGATCGAGAGCGCCCGGGCTCTGCTCGATGCCGGCGACGTCGAGGCGGCGCTGCTGCTTTCGACCGGCGCCTATGAGCGCGCCAAGGCGGCGGCGACCTATGCGGCGAAGGTGAAGGCCTCGCGCGAGCTGATCGACAAGGCGCGGCGCATGCAGGCCGAAGCGCTGAAGATCGAGAGCATGTGCTATGTCGCGATGGCCGATGCGATCGACGAGGCGCAGGCCAAGGGCTATGTGGCGCGCCAAGGACGCCCAGAAAAGAGCGGTCAGGCAAAGGTCCGCGATGCGGACGTTTTCACGTTCGAGGATGTGGGCGTCGACAAGCGCCGCCTGCACGAGGCGCGAAAGCTCCGCAATGCGGTGCGCGCCGAGCCGGATTTTGTCGATCGCGTCGTCGAGGCGAGGCTTGAATCGGGACTTGAGCCGAGCCGCCGCAGCATCTCGCATGCGATCGGCACGCGATCGGCCTCGACGGAGGAGAAAGGCGACCAGCTTTACGAGACGTCGGAAGAGGCGACGCGGACGGTGCTAGCGCTCGAAAGCTTCTCCGCGATCGTGAAGCTGCCGGAGGTTGGTCGCGGTGCTATTCTGCGCGTGCTGGAGGCCTCGGGTTACGAGGCGGTGATTTCGGACCTGCGGGACTATGGCACGGCGACGAAGCATGGCGAGCTGCAGCAGGTCGGCGATTTCCTGAAGTCGCTCCCGGATGGTACCGAGGGCATGGATATGGTCATCAACCCGCCCTATGGCGACGTGGCCAATGCCTTCCTGGCGCATGCGCTGCGCGAGCACAAGCCGCGCAAGATGGCGGCGCTGCTCAACCTCAATTTCATGTGTGGCTTCGAGGATCCCGACCGGCGCTTCGTGATGGATGAAAACCCGCCCTCGCGCGTCTACGTCTTCACCCGACGCCTGCCGATGATGCACCGCGACGGCTGGGACGGGCCGAAGGCGTCGAGCCAGATGAATACCGCCTGGTTCGTTTGGGAGCGGAACGACGACGGCTCCTATGGTCGCGGCAACGGACTCTTCGAGACGATCCGGATCGACTGGCAGCAATACCAGTCGGCGCCGGCGCTGGCGCCCGGTGCTGGCGGGCATACCGCTCCGTTCGTCTTCTCATCCGATGACGAGGATTTCACGCGCGAGACGCCGCGGAAGTCCCTCGACGAGCGTTGCGACGAGGAACGGGCGCGGGCGCTGATCTGGATGGGAGAGCGAGAGAGCTTCGACGCGGTGACGCTGCGGCGTGGCGTCGGCGTGCGGCCGTCCGTCGCGGATGCGCTGATCGCCGGGCTTTCTGCGGAAGGGCTGATCGAGGCGCGGGACGCGGAGTGGGTGGTTTCCGAGGCCGGATGGCTGGCGCTGAAGGCGGCGGCCGGGGTGCTGCTGACGGTGAAGGCGGTGGCAGAATGACGGACGGTTACGATCCGCAGAAGGATAGTTTTGAGAGCTATAACGTCTGGATTGCCTCGCAACGTGCCAAGCTCCTCCGGGAGCGCTGCCCGGCCGCAAAGCGCGTCGAAGTCATCGCCGGATGCGAACTGTATCTCGGCGACTGCATAGAGGTAATGCCTGCGCTGGAGCGGGTGGATGCGGTGGTGACGGATCCGCCATATGGAATAGCGTACGCGCGAGGAGAGGGCGGCAAACCGGGCCGTGGCGGCACTGCTAAAGTTCGGAATACGAAGCCGGTATTTGGCGACGATGCGCCGTTTGATCCAACGCCTTTCTTGGAGGCCGAGGATGTAATTCTATGGGGCGCCAACCACTTTGCGGCGCGCCTCCCTCACGGTAGATGGCTCGCATGGAACAAGCTCGGCGACTTATCCGAGTTTGATACTTTTTCTGACGTCGAGTTCGCGTGGCGAAAAGGCCGCGGCAAGGATCGTATCTTTAGCCATTTGTGGAAGGGCTTGATCCGCGCGTCCGAAAACAACGGCGAAAAGCGCGTTCATCCAACCCAGAAGCCGATCGCCTTGATGAGGTGGTGCGTCGAAAGTATCGACCCCGCCTTTACCATCGTTGATCCATTCATGGGCTCCGGCACGACCGGCGTCGCCTGTGCTAAGGCCGGTCGCCGCTTCATCGGCATAGAGATTGACGAGGCCTATTTCGACATAGCCTGCGAGCGAATCCGCAAGGCCTATGCCCAGCCCGACCTGTTCGTTGCGCCCGCCTCGAAGGATTCGGCTTTCGAGCCGCTGACGCTGGATCTCGGAGATCCGGCGGATGACTGATCTCCTACCCATCATCGAAGAGCTGGCCGACGCGCCCGATGACGCTGCGCGGGCGCAATGGCTCCTGAGTACGCCGCTAGCCGTGTTGCTGCGCGACCAGGTGGAAATCCGCCGGCTGCTTGCCGAGGCCGGGTTCCATGAGGGCCTTGCCTATTTCGAAGCCGAGATCGCGGCGCTTTCGGCCGTGCGCGGTCGCGACGGGCTGGCGCCGTTCACCGTTCGCATGCTGCGGGAACATGCCCGCATCGGAGTTCAGGTCATTGCGCGCGGGGGCGCGGGAGAGGGTGGTGGGGATGTTCCGAACTGATCTTTTCGCGGAAACCTCGACCGACGCGCTAATGGCCTCGGCCTGCCTCGGGGCACCGATCATCATCGACAGTTTCGCCGGCGGCGGTGGAGCCTCGACCGGCATCGAGATGGCGCTCGGCCGCTCGCCCGACATCGCCATCAACCATAACGCCGACGCGCTGGCGCTGCATGCCGCCAACCATCCGGAGACGCATCACCTCTCGGAAAACGTCTATCGGGTCGACCCGCTCGATCACCTCAAGGGCAGGCACGTCGGCCTCGCCTGGTTCTCGCCCGACTGCAAGCACTTCTCCAAGGCGAAGGGTGGCAAGCCGGTCGAGCGCAATATCCGCGACCTCTGTTGGATCATTCCCGGCTGGATCGAGCGCATCCAGAAATCGGGTGGCCGCGTCGACGTCGTCATCATGGAGAACGTCGAGGAGTTCAAGGATTACGGGCCGCTGATCGAGACGCCGCGCGGGCTGATGCCGGATCCGGAGAAGAGGGGCGAAAGCTTCCAGAAGTGGTGCAAGCGGCTGCGGCGGCTCGGCGGCCGGATCGAACATCGCGAGCTGCGCGCCTGCGACTATGGCGCGCCGACGATCCGCAAGCGCCTGTTCGTCATCATCCGGTTCGATCGCCAGCCGATCGTCTGGCCGGAGCCGACGCATGGCGCCCCGACCGATCCGGACGTCATCGCCGGCCGCAAGCTGCCGTGGCGCACCGCGGCGGAATGCATTGACTGGTCGCTGCCTTGCCCTTCGATCTTCGACACGTCCGAGGAGATCTGGGAGAAGCATCAGCTGCGCGCCGTGCGGCCGCTGGCGGATGCGACGATGGCGCGCGTGGCGCGTGGGATGAAGCGGTACGTGCTCGATGCGGAGCGACCGTTCCTCGTCAACCTGACGCATGGCGGCAGGGTCGAGGATGTCGATCAGCCTTTCACCACGATTACCGGCGCCCATCGTGGCGAGAAGTCGGTGATCGCGCCGGTTCTGACGGCGGCGCAGCAGGGCGGGTCGGTTCGCCCGGTCGATGCGCCGCACCATACGATCACGGCGAGCAGCAAGGATCAGAATGCCGTCATCGTCCCGACACTCGTCGGCTGCGGCGGCCGCGCCGGACAGAGCCGTCCTCGCGGTGGAGATGAACCGACCGGGACGATCACCGCGAAGGCGGATAGCTGCGTCGCCGTCGCCTTCCTTGCTCAGAACAACTATCAGGAGCCAGGCCACGATGCCCTCGAGCCGATGTCGACGATCGTCGCCAAGGGAAGCACGCAGAGCCCCGTCGTTGCCTTCATGGCGCAGCACAATAACGACAGCCGCCGCATCGGTGGCGTCAATCCCGGCCGTGCCGCCGATGAGCCATTGGCGACGATCACGCAGTCTGGAAGCCAGCAGAACGTCGTCAGCGCCTTCGTCGCGCGCCAGTTCGGCACATCGACCGGCCATGCGGTCGACGAACCCGCCGCGACGGTGATGGGTGGCCGATGTGGCGGCGGCAAGTCTCAACTCGTCACGCCATACCTGCAGGCCTATTACGGCACGGGCGATGGCGCGCACGAAACCGAGCCGATGCGGACAGTCACGACGAAGGACCGGCACGGCCATGTCGAGGCGACGATCAGCGCGCCGCCCTTCACCGAGGCGCAGGCTGATCGCGCCCGCCAGGTAGCCGACTTCATGCGAGCGCACGGCTTCTGGGACGAGCGCGAGTTCGTCACGGTCGAGATCGGCGGTGAGACTTTCGTCATCGTCGACATCGGCATGCGGATGCTGACGCCCCGCGAGCTCTACAACGCGCAGGGCTTTCCGCAGGATTACGTCATCGATGGGGCATGGAAGGAAGCGGACGGCAGCCCGGTCTGGATGCCGTTCTCGAAATCGGTGCAGGTCTCCTGCGTCGGCAACTCGGTCTCGCCGCCGGTCGCCCGCGCGCTGGTGGCGGCCAACTGCAACCATCTGGCGGTGCAGAGGGAGGCGGCGTGAACTGGCGTGATGACAATTACAGGATTCTGCTGATGTGCGGGGAAGTGGACGTGGGCGCGGTTTATCCGCCGATCGGCGGCAAGGCGCGCGTCTGGCGCTGGCGTGTATGGGTCACCGAAAGCGGCCATCCGGCGGCGGGCTCGGAGCGATCGGAGAAGCGGGCAAGGGAGCAGGTCGAGGGGCGGTTTCGTGCCTTCCTCGGTGCGGCGCGGCTGTCTCAGGAAGGCGGTGCGGCATGAGCGCGCCAACCCGCCCAGTCCTGCGCTGGCATGGCAGCAAGTGGCGCATCGCCCCGTGGGTGGTCGGCCATTTCCCGCCGCATCGCGTCTACGTCGAGCCGTTCGGCGGTTCGGCAGGCGTGATTTTGAGGAAGCCGCGCGCCCTGTCAGAGATCTACAACGATCTCGATCGGGATCTTGTGCGCATGTTCCGAGTCATCCGGGAGCGTCCTGAAAGCCTCGCTCTCGCTCTTGAGCTGACGCCGTACGCGCGGGATGAATACCGATCGCTCTATGAGCCGGCCGACTGCGATGTCGAGGCCGCTCGACGTTTCATCGCCAGATCCTTTATGGGAATGAGCTCCAAGGGCGCTATGGCTCGATCGGGCTTTGATTCCCGGGTGAACCCTGACGGGTTCGGCGGCCGTCTTCGGTCTCTCCTGGAGGTGCCGGAGCAGGTGATCGCCGTTGCGGAGCGATTCCGGCATGTCGTCATCGAGAATTGCGACGCCCTCCAGCTCGTGCGCCGTTTCAGCCGGGATGACGCGCTGCTCTATGTCGATCCGCCTTACCTCGCCGAGACCCGCAGCGGCCGGTACTACGCCCACGAGATGACCGACGAGCAGCATGCGGCCCTGCTGGACGCCCTCAAGGCTTCAGAGGCGCATGTCGTGCTCTCTGGCTATCCCTCGGCCCTCTATGACGCCGCGCTGGCCGATTGGCTGCGCGTCGAATCCCCTGCGTACACCGACGGCGGGCACGCCCGGACAGAGGTGCTTTGGATCAACCCGCGCGCGGCGGCGCTCGTCGCCGATCGACGCGCGTATCAGCAAGTCGAACTGAATTTGGAGGCGGCGGAGTGAGCATCGCCATCATGTCACAGCTCTTCAAGGCGCATCTCGGCTCGACCGGGCGCAAGATGCTGGCCGTGCGCCTGGCGGACTTCGCCGACGATGACGGCAAGGGCATCTGGCCGACGGTCGGGCGGCTGGCGCAGGAGACCGAGCTTTCCGAGCGGACGGTGCAACGCTTCCTCGGCGAGTTCGTCGACGAGGGGTTGCTGATCGTCGTGAAGAAGGGCGGCGGCAAGCCCGGAGAGGCGACCCGATACGACTTCAACATGGCGGCGATCGCGCGTCTTCCGTCCTCGAAATCGGTCGCAGACGGGTGTCATGGTGTCACCCATGACACTGTGTCACCCGTGACACCCACGACAGCTACGGGTGACACTGACGACGCCGACGGGTGTCACGGTGTCACCCAAACCGTAATAGAACCACCAATAGAACCGTTAGAGAGAGAGGGTGCGCGCGAGGCGGATTTGAAGGATGGGGATGATCCTTCGAAGTTCGTCCAGCGGGTGAAGGCTCTCGAAATGGGCAGGGCGAACAATCCATGGCCGGGAGCGATCGCCTCGTCGACCGCATGGGCGCTCCAGCAGTTCGAGAAGCTGACCCCGGAAGAGCGGCGGTTGGCGGAGGAGCGCAGGGACGCATACCTTGCCGAATGCAAGGCGCAGAAGGTCAAGAACGTCGCGCTCGGCGTCTACCTCCGGGACAAGAAATTCCTCGATGTGGTGCCTTCTGCGGTGAGGGCGCAAGCCGCGAGTGCGAAGATCGCGGTAGCTCCATTCGGCCCCGTATGGGCCGGGATGCGGGCGCTGGCGCTGATCGACGGGCCGGAACACGTCGAGGTGCCGCTCGACGTTAGGGACCGCATTGGGCAGACGTTCGAAGCCCTGCGCCGCGGAAGCGAAACGAGGGCTCTCGCCTATCTGCACGGCAAGGGCATCGAACTGGGCCCGGACGGTGAGTTGATCTTCCCGTATGACTTCGACCAGGCGGAATACCGGCGCCGCACGATCGAGAGCGGCTATCCACGAGCGAACGAACTGCACCTGCAGGCGAAGGGCCGGGAACGGGGCATTGCGGAAGCGCGCTTTGAGGCGCTGGCCGATCTCTGCGAGCCCGTGCCTGTCGGCTCGGAGCTCTTCGAGCGCTGGCGCGCGCACCACGAGGCGGCCGGCTGGCCCTTCGTTCCTGATCCCGGCTCCATGCCCGTCGTCTACTTCCCGAAGGGCGGCCCGGAAGCACTGAACGATTTCGAGACGGCCGCACGGGCGGCGCTGAGACAGGAGCGGAGCGATGATCATGCAGCATAAGGGGATGGTCGGCATGCCGATCGCAGTCGGCTCCGGAGATCGCTTCCGGGATCGCATGCGGCGAATCACCGACGGCATGCTCGACGAGGGCGCGCTCGTCACGATCAATTGCCGAATCAACGGCGGAAAAGTGCCGTGGTTTGCGCTTCGGGTCTGGACCGGTCGTGAGAAGGCTGTGGAAAACGCGCTGGACGCGATCGGCATCAACTCGCTCGTGCCGATGCGCAAAGGCCCCGATTTGCGTCGTCGTCATCGCCTGATCGAGGGCGCGATGATGCCGGTGATCCATGGTTACGTGCTCGTGCAGATGATGCCGAGGGCGGAGTATCTGGCCGGATTGCAGGGCATTGACCATGCGATCGACGTGCTTGGTGGATGCGAACGGCCGATGCGCATCAGCGACGAAGAGGTAAGCAGATTCAATGCGCTGGCGCGTGACGGTGTCTATGATTGGGAGCGTCCCGTCGACCTGGTGCTGAAGGCGGGTGAGCGGGTCTTGATCACTGCTGGCCCATTCGGCGGCCTGACGGCAACTGTCGTCACTCCGAGCAAGAAAGGGCGTGGCGACGTGGTTGTATCGATCAGCTTCATGGGCGGCGAAGTACCGGTGACAGTGCCTCTTGCTCTTCTGAAAAAGTTGTGAGAGTCATTTCGCCATTGGACAAGCTGATGATCCTGAAGTGAGCCTCTGAAAACGCCTAAACAGCGGGGAGCAATCCCGAGGTCGGTACGCCGGTCAGCCCCAGCCCTGACAGTCTCCCATGCGAGATATCGATTCAGGGCCAGTGCGCAAGCTATGAGATGATGACCAGGCGGCCGGAAGGTCGCCTTTTTCACATCAAGAGGTATGGAGTTCGAGTTCCAGAGCAACATTGCCGAGTGGACGCGGAACCTGGAGGACATCTACCGTCGCCAGATACCGTTTGCCACGGCGCAAGCGCTCAACGACACGGTCGAGGATCTGCGCGATTATCATCGCATGGTCTTGCCGGTGATCTTCGATCGGCCGACGCGCTACACCTTGAACAGCCTGCGGGTATTGAAGGCGAGCACGCGCCGTGATCTCGTCGCCGGCATCTACTTCAAGGAAAGCAATCGCAGCGGCAAGCACTATCTCCTGCCGCAGGTCGAGGGCGGGGGCAGGCCGCACAAGCCTTTCGAGCGCTGGCTTATCCAGCGTGGCATCATGGCCTCGAACGAATACGCCGTGCCGGCCTCTGGCCTGAAGCTCAATGCCTACGGCAATGTGTCGGCAGGCGTGATCACGAGCATCCTGTCGCAGCTCTATGCCTCGCCGGATGCGCACCAGTGGGAGACGAAGCGTTCCCGCAAGCGGGCTGGCCCGTCGCGCAATCGATACTTCGTCCCGCAGCCGGGCAGCTCGCTTCGGCGGGGGATCTGGCGGCGGAAGGGAAAGAAGTCGATCGAGCCCGTCTTCGTCTTCGTCTCGTCGGTCACATACCAGGCGCGCTATCAGTTCTTCGACATCAGCCTTGAACGTGCGCGCATGTCCTTCCCGCTCCACTTCGAACGGCGCTTGCTCGCCGGCATAGAGGACCAGCGGTCCTATCGCTTGAGCCAAGGCATGTCGGCACCCGCTTCCACCTGGTCGATATCACCCTGACCGGGCGGTGCATCGCCTTCCGAGGGGGCACCTCGACCCCTCGGAGACCATCACGGGTCCTTCCAGCGATCCAAGGCCCCGCGAGGTAGTTCGAACCCCGGTTTGTTTGACTAACTTGCGCAGCGCGAAGGCTGTTTTTGCCATTGTTGTTGTTGCGCTCCCATGAGCATGAACGAAGACATCAGCCGACTGACGGAAAGCCAGATCGAAGCCTTGGTGGCGCGCTACCCGCTGCCCGAGGGCGTGGTGGATTGCGTCATGACGCGGGAGGAGCTTGCTGAAGCGGTTGCTGTTTCCCTGCCGACGATCTCGGAGTGGATCACCAGGGGAATGCCGGTCAAGGAAATGGGCGGGCAGGGCAAGCCCTATCAGCTGGTGCTCTCGCACTGCTGGGCATGGCGGCAAGCCTGGAAGGCGCAGGAGGATCTTCGCTCCGACCAGGTCAAGCGCACGCAGGCGGCGATGCGGCTTGCGCTTGTCGGCGGTTCTGCCGGCGACAGCCTCGAAGCGCTCGACCCGAAAACCCGCCGCGAGATCCTTGCGGTGCAGATCGAGCAGGAGCGCTTCCAGCGAGAGCGGAACGAGCTGCTGCGGCGTCCCGACGTGGCCGAGATGCTGGATACGCTTTACGGCATCATCCGCGACACGATGGAGAGTGCGCCGGATCGGGTGGAACGCCGCGAGGCGATTCCGGCAAAGGTGACGGGCGCCCTCGTCGAGATCTGCGACGAGCTGGTCGACGAAGTGCGCCGGCGGATCGATGATTTCTGGTCGAGCCGTCCAGTCCGAGAAGTCACGCAGAAGCGGGATCTGTTCGATGCGTAGCATGCCGGACTGGGTGCGGTTCCTGCCGTCGCCGACTCCGCCCCAGTTCGCCGATCCCGGCAAGCTCGTCATCGAGCGGCTGACGACGTTGCGGCCTGCGCGAAGGATCGACGTTCCGACCTGGGCGGAAGAATCCCGCCGCCTGTCGACCTCGAGCTACCAGGGCCTGTGGCGAAACGACTTTGCGCCCTACATGACCGAGCCGTCGCGCATGGTCACGTCGCGCAAATATGGCGCGGTGGTCTTTGTCGGCCCGGCGCGTACGGCGAAGTCGGAAAGTCTTGTACTCAACACCGTGGGCCATCGCGTCGAGTGCCAGCCGTCCGACATGCTGATCGTCTGCCAGACGAAGGACAGCGCGCAGCAGTTCTCGGAGCAGAAGCTTGCCCCGATGCTGCGGGCGAACAAGCACCTGGCGCAGGCGCAGTTGTCCGGCCGTGGTGCCGACAACATCCACAAGAAGCGGTTCGAAGGGAACATGAACCTGCTGATCGGCTGGCCGGTCATCGGTTACTTCAGTCAGAACGAATACCCGATCGTCATCGTCACGGATCGGGACCGCATGACGGATGACGTCGACGGGGAAGGCGATCCCTTCACACTGGCGCGCAAGCGGACGCAGCATGCCGGCTCTCTCGGCATGGTGGTCGAGGAAAGCTCGCCGGGCAGGCTGATCGAAAGGGATGACTGGAAGCCGTCGACACCGCACGAGGCGCCGCCATGCTCTGGAATTCTCGGCGATTACAATCTCGGGACGCGCGGCGCCTTCTATTGGACCTGCCCGTCTTGCAATGAGCCGTTCCGGCCGGAGTTCGATCTTCTGCAGTGGGAGACGAAGGCGAGCCCGGGCGAGAGCGCCAAGACGGTGGAGATGATCTGCCCGAACGGCTGCTGCATCCCGCCTCAGGCGAAATTCGAATGCAACAAGGCAGGGATCTGGCTGCACGAGACGAACGGCGGCAAGGATGTCTGTGAGATCGACGATCCGAATATCCGGGACTCGGAGATCGTCTCCTATCGCTGCGAAGGCCCGATCGCGGCCATGCAGAGCTGGGAACAGCTCGTGCTTCGTTACCTGGAGGCGAAAGACAAGTTCGACTCCAGCGGCGATGACACCGCGCTAAAAGCGACGATCAACCTCGACCAGGGCAAGGCTTATCTGCCTGTCGTCAGGAGCATCGGCGAGTCGGTATCGGAGGATACGCTTCGCGCGCTGGCAGAGCGTTTCCCGCTGCGGATCGTCCCTGCGGAAGCACGGTTCCTGACGATCCAGATCGACGTGCAGATCAACCGTTTCGTCGTTCATGTCGACGCGTGGGGCGAAGGGCTGGAGCGCTGGCTGATCGACCGGTTTGACATCTCCCAGCCGCCGGAGACGGCGCCAGGCGGCGAGCGAGACGAAAAGGGAAACGCCCGCCGCGCGATCGACCCGGCTCGCTACTTCGAGGATTGGGCCGATCTGCCGGCAATGCTGCACAAGTCCTATCCGATCGAGGGCAGCGAGTTTTCGCTGATGCCCGTCGCGATGATCATCGACTCGGCCGGGCGCCCGGGCGTCACGCCGAACGCCTATCGCTTCCTCAGGAAGATGAAGCGGGAAGGCCTCGGACAGCGCGTGTTTCTCGCTAAGGGCAGTCCCCGCCTCGACGATCGGGCGCGGCATGTCGAGCCGGAGAAGGTGCTGCAGCAGAAGGGTCGGAAGATCAGCGACATCAAGCTGGTTTTCGTCGGAACGAACAAGCTGAAGGATGAAGTCATCCTCGCCGTCACCCGCAAGGAAGCGGGGCCCGGCAAGTATCATCTGAGCGAGCACCTGCCTGCGCAGGTCTTTGCCGAGATGACGGCCGAGACCCGGACAGAAAAGGGATGGGAGCGCCGGAAGAGCGGCGCGGCGAACGAAGCCTTCGACCTCTCGGTCTACGGAAAGGCGCTCGTCATCATCCTGAAGGGCGAAAAGATCGACTGGGGCAATCCGCAGTCGGTCCCGCACTGGGCCCGGCCCGCCAACGAGAATTCCTTCGCCGTGCGGCAACAGCCGGGCGGCGTCGCCTCGCAAAATGCAGAACTGATCCATCCCGCGCCGGTTCGCCGGCGTCGGGTCCTCTCACAAGGTATCCGCTAAATGGCCGGCATCACTCTCGCACAGGCGCAGGCGCAGCTTGATCTCTGGCTCGCCGCTTCCACCGCCGTGGCGAAAAAGCAGTCCTACTCGATCGCGGGCCGTTCTCTGACGCTCGCCGACGCATCCGACATCCAGTCCAACATCGAATACTGGAATTCGATGGTGCAGAAGCTCTCTGCGGCTGCGACCGGGCGCGGCCGTCTGCGCTACGGAGTAGCCGAATGAAGCTGCCTCGCGCCCCTATGACGCTGCTGGATCGCGCGATCGCCGTGTTCGATCCCGTACGCGCCGTGCGCCGCCATCAGGCGCGGCAGGTCCTCGCGCTTTCGACCGGCGGCTATACCGGCGGAAAGAAGAGCCGGCGGCAAACGCAGAATTGGAACGTCGATGGCGGAAGCGCCAACACGGACACGGTTCCAGATCTGCCGACGCTTCGGGCTCGATCGCGCGATCTGCGCCGGAACGTGCCGATCGCGACGGGCGCGATCGCGACCCGTGTCACCAACGTGATCGGCGAGGGCCTGCAGGTCTATCCGAAAATCGACCGCAAGGCGCTCGGTCTCAGCGTCCAGCAGGCGCGGGAATGGAATCGGAAGGCGAAGACGGAATTCGAGCTTGCTGCATGGACGGCCGATTTTACCGGCGTGCAGAGCTTCGACGAGCTGCAGGCGCTCGTCTTTGGATCGACCGACGAATCCGGCGACGTGTTCGCCATCCGCCGCTATCGCAAGGATGCCGGCGATACCTACGGCACGAAACTGCAGATCGTCGAGGCGGATCGGGTATCGAACCCGAACTTCGGCATGGATACCGACACGCTCGTCGCCGGCGTCGAGACCAGCGAAAGCGGCGTGGTGCGCGCCTATCATGTGAGCGACCGGCACCCCGGCGATCTGTTCCGCAAGGCCATGAGCTGGCGCCGCGTGCCGGCCTTCTACAATGACGGCCGCCCGATCGTTCTGCATCTCTTCAAGCGCCTTCGTCCCGACCAGGCGAGGGGAGTGCCTTACCTGGCGCCTGTTGTCGAGATCCTGAAACAGTTCGGCGAATATACCGATGCTGAGGTGCAGGCGGCCGTCATCTCCGCCTTCTTCACCGTTTTCGTGAAAGGCTCTCCGGATGGTTCGACCGGGCCGCTTCCGACGTCGGACACAAGCCCGGCTTCCGGTGCTGAAGAAGTGAAGCTCGGCGCCGGCGCGATCGTGAGCCTTGCCGATGGCGAGGACATCGCCGTTGCCAACCCGAACCGGCCGAATCCGAATTTCGACGCTTTTGCGCAGGCGCTTCTCCGACAGATCGGCGTTGCGCTGGAGATCCCGTTCGAGCTGCTGATCAAGCACTTCACGTCCAGCTACTCGGCAAGCCGTGCAGCGCTGGAAATGGCCTGGCAGACGTTCCGGCGTGAGCGCGCCTGGCTCGTGAAGAGCTTCTGCCAGCCGTTTTACGAGTGGGTGATCGAAGAGGCGATCCTGATCGGCCGGTTGGATGCGCCCGGCTTTTTCGCCGATCCGGCGCGGCGGGCCGCGTGGCTCAAGACCGACTGGTACGGCCCGACGAAGGTTTCGCTCGATCCGAAGAAGGATGCCGAGGCCGACAGGCAGGACCTGGAGAACCGCACAAAGACGCGCCAGCAGATCATCATGGAGCGCACCGGCGGCGATCTCGAAAGCAAGTACGAGCAGCTCGGCATCGAAGAGCGGCTGGCGGAAGAAAACGGCCTTTCGGCGCCGCCGACACCTTCCGGCGCCGCTGATGACACAGGCGAAGACGAGGAGAAAGAGGAATGAACCCGGCTATGCTCTCGATGGTCCAAGGCTTCCTCTCGCAGCTTGCGACCCAGCGGCCGAACGGACTTTCGCCGTGGGCGGTTCGCGAGGATGCGATCACCGCTTCGCTGCAGACGGTTCGGGCAATTCGGGGCGGGGAGAATGCGCCCCAAGCGGCCACGAACGTCATGTCGATCAACCGTCGCGGCCAGCCGCTTGCCAACGGTACTTTTGCGACCCGCGTGGGAAACATCGCGATCGTCCCGGTGATCGGACCGCTTATGTCGCGGTTCAACTGGTCCTACTGGTCCTATGACGAGATCGTGCGGGATCTGCGCCTGGTCGGCTCCATTCCGGATATCGAGGCAACGATCCTCGACATGGACACGCCCGGCGGCATGGTTGCAAACGTCGATTCCGTGCCAGCGGAAATCGCTAGGCTGCGCGAAAAGATGCCGGTCTATGCGCATGTCGGCGGCCTCTGCGCCAGCGCCGGCTACTGGATCGCATCCTCGGCCGAGAAAATCGTTTCCGACAAGACGGGCCTTGCCGGTTCGGTCGGCGCGCTGATCCGCTACGTGGACATGGAGGGCATCCTGACGCGGCTCGGCGCCAATGTCGTCGAGGTCATTGCCGAGCAGAGCCCCAACAAGCGGCTTTCGCGCGACAGCGACGAAGGCAAGGCGGAGCTGCAGGCGATCGCCGACGACGGCGCGGAACTGTTCATTCAGGGCCTCGTCGCCAACCGCGGCGTGAGCCGGGAAACCATCATCGAAAACTACGGCCAGGGGCTCGTCTTTCCTGCCGGCGAGGCGCTCAAGCGCGGCCTCGTCGACCAGGTCGCGTCCCTTGAAGATGTTCTGACGGAACTGGCGGGCCGTCGGGAAAATACAAGCCTCGCGGCCTCCGCCACCGCGAAAGCCGGAACCGAAAAGGAATCCACCATGCTTACACTTGATCAACTGAAGGCGGAGCATCCGGATCTCGTTTCCGCCCTTCGCGCGGAGGGCGCAGCCGAGGCGGCGCAGGCCGAGCGCGATCGGCTTCTCGGGATCGAAGAGCAGGCCGCTGGTCTCACCGGCCATGACGAGCTCGTGAAGAGGCTGAAGGCGGACGGCAAGACGACGCCGGCCGAAGCGGCAACGCAGATCCTGGCCGCGGAAAAGGCGAAGAATGCCGAGCGCCTGAAGGGTCTCGAGCAGCTCGACCAGGCGGCCGCCGGCGTCACGAGCACGCTTTCGGGCGGTGCGGAAGGCGATGGCCAGAAGTTCCCGCAGAACCCGGAGGGCTGGAAAGCCGAATGGGAAGCGACGCCGAAGCTCAAGCAGGAGTTTCCGACGGCCGAATCCTACGTCGCGACCATGAAGCGCCAGGCGGCCTGACGGCCCGCCTAAAATCTCCACGTCGAGCGCGGCCTAGCCGCTCCATAACTTCTCGAAAGGTTTGACCATGACAACGCTCGCCGCCAACAAGCAGCGTGATTACCAGATGGGCGACAAGGAAGAGTATCCCGTCGTCGCCTCCGATATCATTTACCAGGGCGCCGCCGTCGGCGAAAACGGATCCGGTTATGCCCGTCCACTCGTCGCCGCCGATCCCTTCCTCGGTTTTGCTGAAGCAAAGGCGGACAATTCCGCTGGCGCCGCCGGCGCGATCACTGTCAATGTGAAGAAGCGCGGCAATATCGTTCTGCCGATCTCCGGCATTGCAATCACCGCCAACGATCGCCCGGCCGTCTATGCCAGTGACGATGACACCTTCACGCTGACCGCGACCAGCAACACGCTGATCGGCTACGTCTCGCGCTGGATCGAAACCGGCCTTGCCGTGGTCGAGTTCGACGCTGCGCTCTGCAAGGCCGCCCTGCAGGCCTGATTCACCTCTCTGACAACCTGACCGCTTTAGATCGACGGGGCGCGCCCCCGGTTTCGAAAGGACACTTCGATGCTTCCTCAACAGTTTGAGAAAATCACCACCCGGGGCGTGCGCGGCCTGATCCTCGCGCGTCTCGACACCGGCCCGATTGCCTGGGTCAGCTCCGTTGCCATGCGCATGCAATCCGACCAGGCCGTCGAGACCTATGCCTGGCTCGGCAATACGCCGGCGCTTCGCGAATTCATCGGCGGCCGCACGCCGGCGGAGCTCAAGGAAAACAGCTTCCAGATCTCCAACAAGGATTATGAAGGCTCGATCACGATCAGGTCGAAGGACATGCGTCGTGACAAGCTCGGCATGATCACTGTCCGGGTCAACCAGCTCGCCGATCGCGCGAACGACCATCCGGCGAAGCTGCTTTCGACGCTGATCATGAACGGCGAATCCACGCTCTGCTACGATGGTCAGTATTTCTTCGATACCGACCATTCCGACGGCGCGAGCGGCACGCTCTCGAACGACATCGAGCACGACGTCGCGACGGCGACTGCCCCGACTGCCGACGAGTTCGCCGAGGCGGTCCTGAAGGCGATCCAGCAGATGTACGGCTTCAAGGATGATCGCGGCGAGCCGATCAACCAGTCGGCGACGGAATTCACCGTCATGGTGCCGACCGGCTTAATGGGCGTCGCGCTGAAGGCCGTTACCGCCATCCTCGGTACTGGTGGCGCGAGTGCGACCCTCCCGGCTCTTGATAAGTATTTCAAGATCACCGTCGTGCCCAATCCGCGGCTGACCTGGACTACCAAGTTTGCCGTATTCCGCACCGACGAGGCGGCGAAGCCCTTCATCCTGCAGGAAGAGACGATCCCGGACGTCATCGCTCTCGGCGAAGGCAGCGAATACGAGCAGCTCAACAAGGAACAGCTGTTCGGCATCGATTGGACCGGCAACGTCGGCTATGCGTGGTGGCAGCACGCCTGCCTGGTGACCTTCATCTGATCCTGATTTCGCTTGCTGCCCGGCCTTAGACGGCCGGGCAGGGCTCTTCAGTCACACCTGGACAAGGAAACATGGTCATGAAGTACACGGTAACGGGGCGCGTCTGCGCCTTCGGGGCAGGCCAGAAGCTGAAGCTCTCCCGACCGCAGATCGACGCCCGCCGGCACGCGCTCGAGGTGGTCGACGAGAAGTCCGGAAAGGTCATCACAAAGGCCGAAGTGCAATTCAAGGCTGGCGAGACGATCGATCTCGACATCGCCGAAGACGAACTGCCGTCGAGCCTGGCGGCGGTGCTGACGAGCGGCGGTGCCTCCGGAAAGAAGAAGGCCGGGAAGGCCAAGGCGGAAAAGGGGGCGGAGGGCGAGCCGGATTTCGACGCTCTTGAAGACGAGCTGGAGGCTGCGGAGACTGCTTTACATTTCGCATATGAAAAGCATGGCTTCAAAAAATTCGTCGAGATTACCGACGAGCAAAAGGCGCTGGTCGCCGCCGAGCTCGATCGCCTGACAAAGGCCCAGGCCGCATATGACGCCGCGGTTGGTGAATAACCGTGGCGATCGAGACCGATGAAGATCGGCTCCTCTTCGTCGATCCCGAAGAGTTCGGCGCTTCCGCGATTTGGACCTCGGCGAGCGGCACCAAGCCGGCGGTGAATTGCATCTTTGACGACACCTTCATCGCGCTTGCCGCCGGCGATATCGACTTCACACAGGAAGGTGGTCGAGTGCAGATCACCATCCGCACGAGCGACGTCCCGGCCGATGCGGATCACGGCGATGCCGTGCAGGTCAGCAGCGACGTTCTCGGCGTGAAGACATTCCAGGTCCTTGAATTTCAGCCGGACGGCACAGGCTTTTCGACCGTACGCCTGCAGGAGGCTTGATCGTGACCCATATCCGCACAACGATCCGCGCCTATGTCGTCGCCATGATCAAGGGAAGCGCGCTCGTCGGCAGTCGCGTCGAGGCCTCCCGGGCTCGGCCGCTTCGTCGCGGGGAGCTGACCTCGGCCTTCGTTTATACCCCTGCCGAACAGTCAGAGGATATAGACACGGACGGCAGTCAGAACCGCCGCATCCGCGTCAAGATCGATGTGGTGACGAAGGGTGAAGAGGACGGCCGTCAGGATGATCTCGACGGGTTTGCGCTCTACGTCGAGCAGAAGTTTGCCGCCGATCCGCATCTCGGCGGCCTGGCAAGCGCAACCGAGTACCGCTCCACCGATTTCGCCGCCAACACGGAAGGCGAAAAGACGCTCCAGGTGATGTCGATCACATACGAGGTCACCGCTTTCACCCTCAACTCCGATCCCGAAACCACCCTCTAGGAGGCTAAGATGGCAGTCCATCATGGCAAGAACGGCAAGGCGAAACTCGGCAGCAATGCCGTGGCTTCCGTCCAGAAATTCTCAGTCAACCAGAATGTCGAGGCGGCCGACACGACGGTCATGGGCGACACCTGGCAGACGCACTTGACCGGCATTCCCGGATGGTCCGGGTCCCTCGAGTGCCTTTACGATCCCGCCGACACGAACGGTCAGGTCTCGCTCGGGATCGGCGATTCCGTGACGCTCGGCCTCTATACCGACGGCGACGCGACCGGGAAGAAGTACCTGACCGGCACGGCCTCTGTTACCAGCATCCCGATCGAGGCCGACATGAAAGGTGCGGTCAAGATCAGCTTCAACTTCCAGGGCAACGGCGCCCTGACGGAATCGACGGTGGCCTAATGAGCAGCGTGATTTCCAGTGCGAAAGCGCATTTCAGCGGTCAGAAGCTGCGCAGCCATGATGTGCCGGAGTGGGGGACCGCCGGCAAGCCGCTGAAGGTCCATTACGGGCCACTCACGGTGGCGCATCGCCGCCGGATCTGGCGCGATGAAAGCGGCGCCACGGTCGACGGCAATATCGCCGTTGTCAGGGCCGTGCTGTTCAACGCGCTCGACGCCGGCGGAAAGCGCCTGTTCGACGACATGGACGAACATGCGCTGATGTACGAGGTCGACAGCGATGTCGTCTCCCGCATAGGGGCTCTGATCCTTGGTTTTTCGAAGGGTCAGCCCGTCTCGGCCGAAAAGCAGGTCGACGACGCAAAAAACGTCTGAGCGGCGATGCGGAGCTGATGCTGATGTATTCGCTCGCCGCAAGACTGAATAGGACCCTCGCCGAAATCGAGGCGATGACGGTCGACGAGTTCGTCGGCTGGATCGCCTATTTCGAAGTCACCAAGCCGGCCTAGATGCCGGGCACTCCCTAACAGAGCGAAGGAACGATCATGGCCGGGCAGATGTCCGATCTGATGTTCAATATTGTCGCGCAGGACAGGACCCGTGCAGCATTCGCGGCTGCAAACAGCAATGCCGATTCCTTCGGGAAGAAGGGGGCGGCGGCCGCCCGCGAGGCTTCGAAGGGTATTGACTTGGCACGGGGTGGCGTTGCGAACCTCGCGGCGCAGTTCAATGATATCGGTGTGCAGCTCTCCGGTGGCCAGAGCCCGTTCCTGATCGCCCTTCAGCAGGGAACGCAAATCGGTCAGGTTCTTGGCCCGCTCGGCGCCGCTGGCGCCGTGCAGGCGCTCGGCGGCGCATTCCTCTCGTTGTTGTCGCCGGTCAACCTGCTGACGATCGGCACGATCGCGCTTGGCGGGGCGGCGTTCGAGTACTTCTCCTCGATGCTGGAGGACGGAGCTGATGCGGAAGAGACGCTGGAGCGGCAGCGCGACCTTATTGGGCAGGTCGTGCAGCGCTGGGGCGACGCTTTGCCGGCGCTTCGCGAATATGCCGATGCGCTGGAGCGTGCCGAGCAGGCGGCACAGATCGGCGAAGCGAGCAGCGCCGCGGCCTCGCAGCAATGGGCCGGCCTGCGCAGCCAGGCGGAAGATCTGAATATCGAATTCGCTGATCTCCTGTCTTTGCTTCAACAGGCCGGAGCCGAAGCGGAAGGCGTCGTCACCCTGCAGGATGCCTTCGGCGATCTGCAGGAGAAAATCGAGGACGGAACCGCCACGGCCGAAGATGCCGAGCAGGTGCAAGCGGCGCTGTTCGCGTTGTTTCAGCAAACCGGCATTCCTGCAGTCGACGCGCTCATGGGCCGCTTTGCAGGTCTCGCCCAAGAGATCGCCAATGCCAGCGCACGGGCTGCGAAGTTTACTGCCGAGGGAGCCTTTGCGGCCGGCCGGCAGGTTCTGCCGCAGCTCGGGACCTTGGGGCCGGTTTTCAGCGGCGAAGGGCGGTTCCTGAATCCTGCCCAGTTGCAGGACCTCAATGCTCGAAACACCAGGTCTCAGACCGAAATCGAACAAGCCAAGCTCGCGCGCCGCGGCGGTGGTGGCGGCCGAGGCGGCGGCGGTGGTGGCAAGAGCGACGAAGAGCGCCAGGCGGAGAGCATCCAGCGCGTCATCCAGTCGCTCGAGGACGAGCAAGCGGCGCTCGGCAAGTCCAAGACCGAGCAGCGCATCATGCAGGCGCTGCGGCGTGCGGACGTGGACGCGACCTCCGCGCAGGGGCAGCAGATATCGCAGCTGATCACGCAGATCGAATCGGAGAAGGAAGCGCTGAAGGGTGCGGCCGAGGCCGGCGACTTCATGCGAGATGCGCTGAAGGATAGTTTCTCGGAACTGGTACCGGAAATCGAGACCGGCAATCGCGCGCTTGATTCCTTCATCAACAAGCTGATCCAGGCGAGTGCGGAGGCGATGTTCTTCGGATCGGGGCCGCTTGCGAGCTTCTTCGGAGGTGGTGGCGGTCTCTTCGGCCTTTTTGGCGGCGGTCGTGCGATAGGCGGGGGAGTCGACCCCTGGCGGGATTATCTTGTCGGCGAAAATGGTCCGGAGATTGTTCGCATTGGAAGCCGTGGCGGCCGTGTCGGAGACGCCGGCGGCGTGCAGGCGAACGCCGGCAATATGCACATCACGGTTGGCGTCTCGGTCGACAAGAATGGAAACCTGATGCCCTTCGTTGAAAGCGTGTCCAAGGACGTCGTGCAGAAGGCGTCGCCGCAAATCATCTCGACTTCGGTAGCGGAGGCAAACCGGCAGGTGGTTCCAACCATGGCAAAGTACCAGACGCGCACGGCGGGTGGAGATTATCGCAATGGCTAGCATCATCCAATGGCCTCGCGATCTCTTGCGGCCTCGCGAATGCCGGCCGAACATCGCGCCATTCACGCGCACCGGCGGCCGGGCGCTGGGCGGAGTAAAGCCTGCTGTCCGCACGGATCTCGGTTTCTGGTCGATCGACCTGCTGGACATCGCCGTCTACTCCTCCGATCAGAGACGGACGTGGGAGGCGATCGCACAACACCTTTCCGGTTCGGCTGGGCTTGTCGCAGTCCCGGCGTGGTCGCAGGATCTGCAGCCTTATGTTTCCGGCGTGGAAGAGCCTGTCGAAACTGTGCCGCACGACGACGACACGCCTTTCGACGACGATAGCGAATACGAGCAGGGGGCGATCTCCATCGTGACCGATGGCACTACGCCGCTCGGCGCGACGACGATCCGGCTGCGCATCATCAATGCAGCCGCGAACCTGGTCGGCGTTCGGTTTTCCTATGAGCACGCGCTTTACAAGACGGGCCCAGTCATTGCGGTGGATGGTGATATCTGGACGGTTCCGATCTCGCCGGCAGTGCGTGTCCTGATCCCCGCCGGCGCCGATCTGGAGTTCGATAGGCCCACTTGCCTTTGTCACCTTGCTGACGATCGGGGCATGGATGGTGGAGTCGACACGATCAAGCTTGAGCGCCGCAGCGTCTCATTCGTCGAGGCGACTGACTATTGGGCTTCGTTGGTGTCGTGATGCCGGTGACATCCATTCGCATATTGGCGCAGCTCGCTTTCCCGTCGAAGACGGTTCGGCTTTGGGATGGGTCTGGTGGCGTGTTCGTCGATGCCGACGGCAATACCTATCGGCCGTGCGTGCTGACGGAATCTGCCCTCGATCAGCTGGAGCTCGCGATCAATGCCGAGGCCTTCACGCTGCCATTGACGCTTTCGGGCATCGACACGACGACGGCAGATACGATCTGGACGGATTACCAAGCGGGCGAGATCGTCGGCTCGCGCGTGCGCATCCTCATCCAGGATTGCGACGAGCTCGACCAGCCTGTCGGGTCGCCGGATATCGTCTTCACCGGCACGATCGACAACATCATCTTCGATGACGCGGCGGGCGACGATCAGATTCTGTCGACGATCACCGTCGAGATCACGAACCGCTTCACGCTTCGGACGCTGACGAACGGGGCGGTGCTCTCCGATGTCGACCAGAAGGCGCGATCGGCGCTGCTCAACCCGACAGGGACGCCGGACCGCTTCTGCGAGCGCATGCCGACTTTAATAGATTTGACCATAAGATGGCCCAATTGGTAGGGAGATCAGACCAATCTCCAAATCTCGTCGCGATGGATTGCGCCTACGAGGCTCTTGCTCACGCCATACCTCTGCGCGAGTTTTCTTTGACTTTCTTTGCCTTTGAGGGAGCGAATTTCGTGGACCTGTAACGCGGTCAATTTTGCGCTGGTTCCTCGTTCGCCGAAGAGCATTGTGCCATGTCTGTAGCGATCCATAGTGTTCTCTTGCGGGGTGGCCCAATACAGGTGTTTCGGGTGAACGCAGGCATCCTGGCCATTCCCGCAGTCGTGGGCAGCATAATGAAGGGGAGTGGGCGGGTCACCATTAGCAAGAGTGCACATCGTTCTGTGAGCGCCGCCCTCGGAAAAGATGCCATAACCGTTAGGGAATACTGCAAACGGCCAGGTCAGGCATCCAGGGCCTTCGTAAGAAACGTGATCGAGTAGCCATTGCAGCGGCTCACCCTGCTTTGCCAGCGGGCTGGAGCGACGACTGATGAGCGGATCGCCGTATTTCTTCCACCGGTTATAGTGCTTCGCGCAATAGCCCTTGGCAGTATGAGGCTCTTGGCAATCGGGAACGGAACATGACGGCCTCGTCGATCGAAGTGTCGCCACCATCGGATCGCCGTGCGACATGAAGCGCTGATAATGCATATGGCAGTAGCCTTGAGCTTTCGGCTTTCGCTCGCAGCCTTCAACGGTGCACTTCGACGGCTGATGACTTCTCGGAGCGCTCCCGTCAAGAGGATCACCGTGAAGCCTCCAGCGACTGTAGTGAGCGCTGCACCAGCCTCGCGATAGAACGGGCTTGTCGCAGTCCGGGATTGAGCATAGGGGTTTCTCAGCCATCTGACACCTCATCCGTGTTGGCTTGGTTAGAGCGCCTCGTGATGTATCCAGCATCGCGGGGCGTTCGCTTTATAACAGGTAGCTTCCATGGAAACCACACTCGCTGAATTCCTCGCCGCCTATCGGGAAAAGCCGTGGCGGCCGGGGCAAGTCGATTGCTGCCTCTTCCTCGCTGCCTGGGCGATCTGGCTCGGCCGTCGGGACCCGGCGCAGCAGTTGCGTGGCTCCTATGACAGCGAAGAGGGCTTCCGCGCCATCATAGAGCGCGCGGGAAGCGTTCCGGCGCTGGTGGGCTCCTGCGCCGCCTCGATCGGCGGCAAGCGGCTGCAGCGGCCGCTCTGCGGCGCGATCGGCGTGATCGGGAGTGCCGCGAACATTCATCGGCAGTTCGGCGCGATCCATGACGGGGAGCGCTGGAATGTACGGTTCAAGAACGGCGTTGGCTTCATGACCGCCGCGCCCCTCGCAATCTGGATGATCTGACACGATGCCTGGCGTTATCGAGCTGACGGCGATCATCGTCTCGTCGATCGCGACGACGACGGTTGCCGCGAACCTGCTTTACCTCGGCACCTATGCGCTGGCTTATGGTGGGTTGATCGCCGGCGGCCTCGCTTCGCAAGGGTTCTTCGCGTCGAAGCCGGCCGTACCGAAGCCTGAGGACGGCAGCTATAACCTCAAGCAACCGGTGCCATCGCTTGCCTATGTGCTCGGCCGGGTGAAGAAGGCGAGCGACTATGTGTTCCTGGGGGAGAAGAACGGCACGGCCTATCATATCCTCGTTTGGGCCGGGCATCACATCCAGGGCTATGTGACGCACTATCTGCATGACGAGGCGGTGACGCTCGATGGCAGCGGCTTCACGACGTCGCCTTCGCACTTTGGCAGCAAGGTGCAGATCCTCTCGCGCCTGGGTCTCGCCGCGGAAACGGCCTATGCCGATGTCGTCACGGCATTCGCCGGCATCTGGACGAACGACCATCGGGGCGACGGGCTCGCCTCGGTGCGCATGTCGGCCGCGACGGTCAGCTCGGACAAGTACCTGAAGGTCTACCCCAACCAGATGCCGCAGCATTCGGCCGTCGGCAATGGCAACGACGCGGTCTACGATCCGCGCACCGAAACTTCTGGGTTCACGACCAATCTTGCGCTGTTTCGTCTGTGGCACCTGACCCATCCGGTCGGCGGCAAGCTCTCGCTCGACGACATGTATCTTCCGGACTGGAGCAATGCAGCCGATGTCTGCGACGAGAACGTTACGAACCGGACCGGCGGGACCGAGGATCGCTATCACGGCGGCCTCTGGTTTCGCGCGGAAAACGACCCGGTTCAGGTCGGGCGGTTGATGGACGAGGCGGCGGAGCTCGTCGTCTATGAGCGTCCGGACGGGCTGATCGGTGTGCATGCCGGCGCGTTCGTTACGCCGACGGTGCGGCTGACGGCGAACGAAATTAAGCGGGTTACCTTCGACGTCAACCAGCGCCGCGCCTCGACCGTGCTTGCCGTGCGCGGCCGCTGGACCGATCCGGCGAACCGCTACAACACGGTGGATGCCGCGATCTATGGCGACCCCTATGTCGGCGAGGATACCGAGCGCACGGCGACGGTCGATAACCAGGCGGTGCAGAGCCACAACCACTGCGCCCGCCTGCAGAAGCTGAAATACATTCGCCGCAACGCTGCGCGCGTGACGATCGTCGTCGATTATCTCTCGGCAAAGAACGTGCGCTACAGCCGCTTCGTGCGGGTGCACCTGCCGCCGCGGTTGACGGAAGTGATCGTCGAGATCACCTCGACGCCGAAACTTTCGCTGCGCAACCTGACGCTGGAGTTCTCCGGCATCATCGTGCCGAGCACTCTCTATGATTTCGACGCCGCGACGGAAGAGGGCGAACCGGGCGCCAGCGTCACGCCCCTGCCGCCGGGCGGCGTGCCGACGCCGGTCAACTTCGATGTGACGATCGAGACGGAAGTGATCACCGGCGGCCAGACTGCGGCCTTCGGCCAGGCGAGCTGGGATTTCGTATCCGACGCGCTGCTCTACGAGCTGGAGTGGCAGCCGACATCGGAAATCGAGCCGGCCCGTTCGGCGATGTCGACGCCGGAGGAGACGACGGTGCGCTCCGGCTATCTCTCGGATGGCGTCGAATACAAGTTCCGCCTGCGCGCCTGGTCGAACGGCGCAAGCTCCGACTGGACGGATTACGAGATCCGCACCGCGACGGCCGATCCGGTGGCGCCCGGGCCGGTGACTGGGGCGTCGCTGACGGGCGGTGCAGGGCAAGTCACCTTCGACTGGATGGCACCGAACAGCGCCAATTACTTCGCCTCGAGGCTTTACCTCAACACGGTGAACGACTTCGCGACGGCTACGCTCGTCGCGACCGAGTACGGCGCCGCGGCCGCCAACGATGCCCGCACAGTGACCGGCCTTTCCGCCGGCACCTATTACGGCTTCATCGTCGCCATCAACGCATCCGGCGTGGCCGCGACCGAGGTCGCGACCGGCTCCGCCGTCGTCACCTGACGAACTGATCCGCACTCAATTCGCAATCCCGCCTCTGGCAACCGCCGGAGCGCATACGCATGGGGACATTCATGGTTGAAACCGCAAAGACGATCTGGCGCGACTATGTGACCGACGGCGTTCCTTCCTCCGGAAAAAACAATCCGAATAAGGCGCAAATCCGCGAGTGGGGCACTCGCATGGAGAACGGCGCCAACGGTTGGTCGTACGAAACTAAGGCGGAGGCGCAAGCGAGCTCAATTCCGGCCGCCATACATGTCGTTAACCTTCTCGGCGGGGCTTCTGTCGGTGACGGCCTTGGCGGCATGTATATCGACACCAACAACGGCAGCACCGACACGTTTTTGTCGGCTGATGGTCGCACTTGGTACCGAGCTCCGGATGTCGGCCGAGACCGTCTTACCGCGAAAATTTCGGGGGGCGTTGCGCGCACGTTCCTAGAGTATGGCGCTGTTGGCGATGGCGCGACGGACGATAGCGCAGCGGTAACGGCTGCTTTGGCGTCTGGGTATTATCTCGAAGGCTTGGGGCGCACTTATAACGTCAGTGCTGCCCCCACGGATTTCACCAAAATCAGGCGAGCCGCGTTCAAGGTCGGAGCCGTCAGGCATGTTTCCCGAGATTTCCTGCGCACCGATACTGCGAAGATTACGGATGGCCTGATCTACACCGCATGGGCTGAGGACAAGGCATATCTGATCGGCGATCAGATCCGGGTATGGGTCAACGAGAAAGAGAGCCACGCCGATGGCACCGCCCGTATCCTTCTCTACTTCAGCGACGACGGGGGAGCGTCCTTCTCCCCCGGAGAATACCTGGACCCCGCAGCGTCGGGGCGCACGCTTTGGGCCGGCGGCTTCGATCCGTCCACGAATACCGAGTATCTTTTTGTTCGCGTCCCATCCGGATCGACCGACGTCCCCCCATACACTTACGAAGTATGGAAACGAACGGTCACGCTCGGCGCCGCAACGGCCGAGTACAACGGAGCGTGGACGGTCACAGCCGTAACCTTCCCGACACCCGCCGGCTTCACCGGTCAACCGGTCATGGTCATCAGCTTCACGGTCGGCCACAGCGGGTCGATCGTTGTAGGCGGCTCCTACGGGGAAGGTGCGGCGGTCCATCGCTCCACCGATGGCGGGGCGACGTGGACCAGTTTCATCGTTGGGGCCGGCGCTTCGTACGAGGAACCGACAGTTAAATACGACGCGACGACGCAACGCTATTATGGGTTCGCGAGGAACGGATCGGCGGGCGCAAACCCACGTTTTTGGCACTCTGGCGTCAATGACCTGTCTACTATCTCGGTCTACACGGCGCCGGCAGGAACGTTCGGCCCGAACGGGATGTACGCAAGCCCGGTGCCGTTCCAGATCAAGGACGGGCGGATCCATGCGTTCGGCTCGTACCGGACAGGGACACACGAAGGGGCGGCTGAGGACAGACTGACGTCGGCATTTTACATGGATATGCCGGTCGTAGCAGGGAATGTCTGGACGCAGGCGACGACGAAAATTTACCGTCTTGGCACACTCCCGCATCGAGAAGGCGCCGGCGCTGCGTCCGCGGTTGGCGTTGGCTCTGTCGTTATCATGGATGACAAGGTCCATATGTTCTATGGCATGGAAGAGCGGACTGGAACGACTGCCGGTCTAAACCGAATTGCCAATATCTATCAGACTGTCGTGTTTCTCACCGATCGCGGCTCTATGTTCGATTTCCGCAGCGATCTAACCGCGAGGCGTGCATTCGGTCCTATCCGCAAAATGCCCGGAGCGCGCAACGGCTTCGCCATCTACAACCAGGATGGCAGCGGCGATCTGATGTCGCTCATCAGTGGACGGCCGAATTTCGCGGTACGGAGCGCATCGGTAGCAATCGCGACGGGGGTGGCCACGCTTTCGAGCCTCGGTCGTTACGGTCACTATTTCATTGATACCGAGGGCGGTGCAGCAACGGATGATCTGGACACGATCACAGACACTGATGCACGGCGCGGCGACGTCATCATCCTGAGTACGTTCTCTTCTGCCCGCGATGTGGTCGTGAAGAACGGAACAGGGAATATCGTTTGCGGCGCGGACAGGACGCTAAGTCACGCCAATGACCGCATCGGTCTTCAGTTCAACGGCACGAGCTGGGTCATGTTGTATTTCGCTGACAATGCGACGTGAGAATGATAGTTCTGCACAGTGTAAAAACGGTGGCCCTGGAAAGGACAATCACGTGGCAGACGCAAATAGAGACGCAGTCCTATTCATCGCCAAGCAAGGTGGCGCGCTGTACGACGGCCTGCCTACTCTAGAGACATTGGAGGCGATGGTGGGCGCCGTCCAAAAGCGCATCGACATTTACAAGAAGAAGCGGGATCGCTGCGATTTCTGTGACGACCCGAGGTGGAACGAGCACGAGAAGCTTGAGCATACGATCGAGGCGCTTGATTTGCTCCTCTACGAAATCAAGGCTGCGGCTGGGCAGAAGGTAGTGCGGGTGACATCCGAAGGGGTTGAGGTTTCAACACCCCCGCTATCCTCGATATAGGGAATAACCGGCAATATCTTCACATGCTGCTCAATGAGGCGCGTGCCGGCTGAGGAAACGCCGCGCGAGGCGAACTCATTGAGCAGTTCCGTCCCGATCGTGATTGCCCTTAAATCCGATCGTCTCTTCGGCGCATAGATCAGCGTCGAAGAGGTGATCCCGACAATGGACGGGCATTGGGAATATATCGCCAGATATTCAGCCGGCGGCGTGTCTGGTTCCTTGATCACCTCGATACCGGGTATAAACATCGCTGCTTTCTCGTAATGGGCGGCAACTTCGAAAGCCTCTTTCGGATGGAGCTTGATCAGAACGCGCCAGCCGGTACGCTCAATAAGGCGTCTCAGGCAGGAGACGACGGATTCGGCGCTGGTCTGCGGGTCTACCGAATAAAGCTGTGACGTGAAAATCGCGGTGTTCCCGTCGATCCGGTATCCTGCAATGATCTTGCGGGCGAGCTCGATGTGCTCTGGGTCATCGAAAGAGGGTGATGCCTCGACAAACGAATTCGCCTTGAAGACCTTCCCCATTAGGTCAGGGCTGGAGGAGTAGACAGCATCAAAGTCTTTCCAGCCGTTGACGTAAACCGGCTCCTCTCGGGTAAGCCGGTTCTCTTGAAAGAAGGGGAGGTAATATGCCTCTCTGACGGTATCGAACAGCAATTTGGGGAGAAGGACGATATCACGGCCGATTGCATAAAGAGGCGCGATCAGCCGCTTGACGATGGCCGTATCCTTCCAGACACGCCTGTAAACGCGGTAGATGGCCGATGTAAACGACGGCTTCGGGAACGACTCGTAATCCTCGATCAGCCCTTTGAAACTGCCGGCGCCTTCCTCGAACAGATTTACCGAAATGTCTCTGGCGCGTGCCTCCTGACAGAGCAGCGCATAATGCCGCTCATATGAGCACACAAACAAGTGTGTCGGCGACAACTCGTCCAGAAGCCGGCGGTAGGCTGCCCGGTTGAATCTAACTGCACCCAAATGCAGTTGGTTCGCCTCTGTGTGGATTTCCACGAGCACAGATTGCCTGAAGAAGTCTCGGTTCACCGCAGATGCGATGATCTCCGGCATACGTTTGTTCCGAGCCGTATAAAGAATCGCTGCTGTTGCGCCTTCCACGTTCAGCGATCGCAACAGGGCTTCGGCGTGTTTCAGTTGCCCAACCTGAGAGACGACGACGAGATAGGTATCCATCACGAATAGTCGTCAATGCTGGGAAGTAGGACGCCCATCAATGGATCCTCGATCGGCTCTGGCTTGTGCATGAAGATGGCCTCAAGAAATCTGGCGAGCATTGACCGCATCCTTTGCCCCAATCGGTTGCGTGTGGGGCTTCCTAGCGGATGCAATCTGTAATTGGAAGAGCATGTGGGTATGCTTTTCGGTTAACTCAACAAAAAGGTGAATCCAATGGACAAAACCGTGCCCGCCGGCGCGGCGATCCTGCTTGACTTCATCCGTCAAACGGAAGTCGGGCGGCGCGACCGCGCGTCCTATGACGTGATCTACGGCCACAACCAGGGCAAGCTTTCGCGGCCGATCACGTCGATGACGCTCGACGAGGTCGAGGCGCAGCAGGCGATCTGGTCGCGGCGGTTCGGCTCCAGTGCGGCCGGCGGCTACCAGTTCATGAAGAACACGCTAGATGCGCCGAAAACCCTTCGCGACATCGAGGGGGAGATGGGGCTCTCCGGCAAAGAGCGGTTCACGCCGGATCTTCAGGACCGCATGGCCTATCACCTGCTGAAGCGCCGCGGCTATGCGAAGTTCATTGCCGGGCAGATCAGCCTCGTCGAGTTCGGCAAGAACCTGGCGCAGGAGTGGGCCTCGTTTCCGGTGCTGGCGGCGACCAGGGGCGCGAAGCGGCAGGTGAGGCGCGGCCAGTCCTACTATGCCGGTGACGGGATCAACAAGGCGCTCGTCAAGCCGGAGGAGGTGGAAGCGGTGCTGCGGCAGGTGCTCGAGGCGGCTCGGCGGCCGCACCAGGTGGAAGAGGAGGAGGTGCGGCCGGTTCCGGTGCCTGCTCCCAGGCCGGAGCCGCAGCAGAAGCCGATTCGCAAGTCCGGCCGGTTCTGGACTTGGCTGCTGACGGCCGGCGGCACGATCGTCACGGCACTGAAAGAGCTCAACCTGGTTGCGCTCGATTGGCGCGTGCAGATCGCCATCCTCGTCGTCATCGTCGGCTTCGCGATCTACGCGATCACCTCCATGCCGGCCGTGCGCGAAGCGCTGGGGATGAAGTGATGGTGAGGGCTGTCCATCTCGACAAGGAGGCGTTTCACGAGGACGCCAGCAGTCAGCCGGGAAGTTTCTTCGTTGATGATCCAGATCCCGGCGGCGTGCAAATCCTCTGGTATCGCTGCCCGTGCGGTTGTGGTGCCGCTGGCGTCTTGCGCGTCGGTAATGGGTTTAAGCCGGCGATCGACAAGCCGTCGTGGTCGTGGAACGGCTCAATCGAGGCGCCGACGTTGACGCCCAGTGTTCACCACATCGGCCACTGGCACGGCTTCCTGACGGAAGGGGAGTGGCGTTCATGCTGAACCTCTGGCCGAAGATCCTCGGCGGCGTGCTCGTGCTCGCCGCCGTCACATGGGCTGTGCTCGAGATCCGCGAGGATGGCGCCCGATCCGTCAAGCAAGCAATCGAAAGGCAGAACAATGAAGCGGCTTCTCAATCGGACGCTCGCCGCGGCGATTATGACCATTGCATCGATGGGGGCGGCGTGTGGGACTTCGGCGCCGGCAAATGTCGCAGGCCTCCGCCGCGTCGTTGGAACTGATCTGATCGGCGCGCGCGGCGCGACGCCGGCGGATCAGCGGAAGATAGACCGGACCGTCGTCGGCATCTGCGCCGCGGCGGTCTGGACGAAGGCGGAATGTGAAATGCACGGGGAAGGGCGCTGATGCCGCAGAAATATTCGTCTCTGGTGGAACTGCTCAATGCGTGGTTTGGCGGCGCGGCAACGACGCTGATCGCCGTGTTTGCCGGCCGTCTCATGTGGCACACGAACGAGGTGCGAAAGATGCGACGGAAATTCTTTGGCAAGGAACTGCTATGGGAGATGCCGATCGCCGTCGGCATGGCCTTCATCGGCGAAGGGCTGGCACGATGGCTGCAGCTCGAGCAGCCGATGGCAACAGGCCTGATCGCGGCGCTCGCCTATCTCGGGCCGCGCGGTTCCGAGGTGCTGTTCATGCGCTGGTTCGGGTCGAAGGTGGAGAAGGGCAGTTAATCGCCCTTCGTCGAATAGCTCGGCGCGGCGGCTATCTTGAGCTGCTCGATCACGTCGTCAAGCTCGGCCGATCGCTCCAGGGCGATGCGCCAGAGGTCTATGGCCATGCCTGGTTTCATCTCCGCTTCGCCGGCGGCCAGTCGGCGCATATGCCGATCGGAGATTTGCAGATCGCGGGAAAGGGCGGATTGCCATTGAGGCCCATAAAGGGCCTCGCCGGTGCGTTTGAGAAGGTCATTCATTGAGCGTTCGCCCAGGCCACAAATTGGGCCTTCTTTTCTTCGTCGAGCCAGTGGCCGGTCATCGGATTTGCGATCCAGATATTGCCGCTTTCGTCGATCTCGACCTCGGAAGCGTTGCACCATTCGGTGACAAACCCACACGCTTCTTCGAGAGAGGTGTTGGCGACGATTTCCAGAATGGCTTCGTTGGTGGTCATTGTCATCGGGCCTCCTTTGCCCAGATCGGCGGGACCAATTCCCTTCCGTCTATGTCCTGTATTTAGGACATTATTGCTTTGGCGTCAAGTCCATTCCGATGACAAGTTTTGCACTACTGTTTGCACTACAAAATGTGCTGAGCGTCAGCCTAAGGCGTTGATTTTCCTTTCGCGCGGTAGCGGATCGAAACCACCCAACCGTACCATTTTCTTCCTGGTAAATCGGCCACTTAAGAGATTCCAGGAGACCATAAAGCCCTAGGTTCAATCCTATTAGACCTGCCATACCGTCACCATACTAAGCGCATAGCCCAGAGGGACTTACGTTTGTCCACGGAACTGGTTTCGGGCTGCGACCCGTGCTATCCGAGCATGGCCAGGTGCGAGATTCGAGCCTGACCTCGACCTCCATCCTGCTGCCGGCCACGCTTCCTGATCAACGGAAGCGCACATGGGACTGTTGGACGACTCAAGACCGAAGCCGCCCCCCGCCGGCGCATGCCATATTCTCTACCGTATGTTGAGACGTGAGACGTTCGTTTGGCTCTACCTACCGAATGGGCAACGGCGAGAATCCACTTAGGTTGCACTTTCAGCTTCCGCCCGGTTGGCTCCGGCTGTCCGCCACAGTGGAGAGTGCATCTGGGTCTTCCGATATCTGCTTGTTCGGGCGAACGGCCTGCGTCTCGCGGCCTTCGCCCGCCTGCTTGTGGCCTCCGCCCTTCCCGACGCCGAGAAGGTCGCGGGCGGCCGCCACGGCCGACAGGAACGTGAGCAGGACGACGAGCAGCGGATCCTTTAGTAAGGCGTCGCTGAAGGTTGGGCGCAGCAGAACCGGCTCCGTCCGGAAAAGCTCCGTCTTAAGGTCGACGGGATCGGTCTTCGAGATCGCCAGCAGTCCGAGGCCGCGGTCATCGTCGCTCCCAGGGGCCGAAAACTGGAGATGGGCTATGAGAGGCTTTCCAGACAGCGCACTCGCGAATGTCAGGAAGGCGCCCGACGGCACATCCCCCTCCGCGAGCGGCACGTACCCGATCCGCGGCAGGAGGAGGCCCGTCAATGTCCTGCCGTAGAGCCGGTAGCGCCCCGAATGCAGCGGACCCTTGTCGACGCCGGGCGCCGCACCGATGGAAACGATACCGGACGCAGTGAGCGTACCGAACTCCGACAGGCGCCGCGCGTCGACGCTGAATATCGTCCCCTCGCGGTATTCTTCCTTTTGCCAACTTTCCGGAAGCTCCACGGCCTCGATCTCGAGCCGCCCCGCCGTCACGCGGAACTCTACGACCGATCCCTTGGGAAACTGCAGGCTTGCGGCGTAGGTGTCCCCTACGTCAAACAGATCGGGGGCGCAGCCGTGCACGGACGGCCCGGCTTTGCTCGGGTCCGGGGTAGCCTTAAGGCGGCACACATCATAGGGACCGAGCGCCAGCGGACCAAGGTCTTCCTGAAGGTTCTCCTGGGGGTCTTCCTTAAGCTCGATCCGCACGGTGGAGGCGAGAGCCTCGACGACGATAGTGCGGCTGGCGGCGTATCCGTAGAGCAGGCTCGCGGCCGCCCACATTGCAACCACGGCGACGATGAACCTGATGAGAGGGACGTTGAGTGCCGACGCCAAGGCGAACCAAGCCGCGGAGAGGATTCCCTGCAGACGGAGTGGCAA